AAAACCCGAATGGAAGCCCATGCAACCGCAATTCAGAACGGCATCAAGACGCCTAATGAGGTGCGGGATTTGGAAGAATTAGAAGCCCGTGAAAACGGCGATGATCTTTTAATCCAAGGCGCGACCGTGCCGATTGGAACTCAGCCAAACGCTGAAAAGGAATAAATAATGGAAAACCGTGAAAGCCGGGTCTCCACTTCATTTGAGGTGCGAGCCGAGGATGATACTGTGACCGTCGAAGGCTACGCCGCTGTCTTTGACGAGGATACCGTAATCGGTGGCCAGTGGAAGGAGCGCATAGCGCCGGGAGCGTTTACCGATGCCATAGGCCGCGATGACGTTACCTTCCTGATTAACCATGAAGGCTTACCGTTGGCGCGTACCAGATCAGGCACTTTGGAGCTGTCCGAAGACAAGCGTGGCCTAAAGATGCGGGCATCGCTTGATATGCGTGATCCTGACGCTCGCTCAATTGTTCCAAAGATGCAGCGTGGTGATTTGGATAAGATGTCTTTTGCTTTCATTCCAACGCGCCAAAAGTGGAAAGACGTTGATGGCGAAGACTTACCGCGTCGGACGATAGAACAGGCTGAGCTGTATGATGTCAGCATTGTCACAACCCCAGCATATTCCGGCACTGAGATTGGCCTGAGATCGCTGGAGCAATTCCGGAAATCACAAAGAACAACGCAAGCACCACGCAGACTGCGAATGAAGGAACGCTTGCAAGGATAACGGCGTCCGCTGTTGTTGCCCTTCCTGCGCCTTGGGCAAGTGCGAGTGAAGCGAACGCAGTGATTGCGTCCAATTCCCATTAGATGGAGGCCCAGATGGCTGATATTAAAACACTGCGGGAAACGATGGCGAACATCGCCACAGAAGCCCGTTCCAAATTGTCAGAAGTGACAAATGACACCCCAGAAGAAAGAGCCGCTGAGATCGAACGTGAGTTTGATGTGATGATGGCTTCTGCTGACAAACTTCAAGACCGCATTGATCGCGAAGAGCGCGCAGCAGCGTTGATGGCGAAACTACAGCAGCCGGATACAAGCAAAATCCCAGCGGTTGAAGATCGTATAGCACCAGCTGTCGATAACGGTTTAGTCATGGATTATCGTACTGCCTTTGCTGAAATGATCAGCGCGGGTGGCGATGCTTATGTTGATGCAGAAGTGCGCTCTGTTTTAAAAGAATATCGCGTTCAAACTGGCGGCACTAACTCTGCTGGTGGCTTTACCGTTCCAACTGAGCTGGCAACATTCGTTGAAGAGAGCATGGCGGCTACTGGCCCGATGTACACATCAAATCTGTTCTCGGCGATCAATTCAGCCGATGGGCGCACGTTCAGCATTCCAACTGTAGATGACACAGCGGTCACTGCCGTGGCTCATGGCGAGGGCGTACAGCCAACTGATGATGGCGGCAAGGATGCAACCTTTGGCCAGAAATCAGTCGGAGCGTTTGCCTTTGATAGCGAATGGGTTCGCTGGTCTGCTGAGCTGAATGCTGACAGCATCTTAAACATGGATAGCCTTTTGGGCGGATTACTTGGCGAGCGTCTGGGCAAGACTGCAAATAGCAAGCTGACCACTGGTTCTGGTTCTTCTGATGTCGAAGGTATTGTCACAAACTCAGCAGCTGGGAAAACTGCGGCAAGCGCCACAGCGGTGACAGCGGACGAGATCATTGATTTGATCCACTCCGTTGATCCGGCTTATAGGATTTCACCATCAGCGGCTATCATGATGAATGACAGCACATTGGCGGCGATCCGGAAGCTGAAAGACGGCAATGGCAATTACCTATGGCAAATGGGCAATTACCAAGCTGGCGTTCCACAAACCATTCTGGGCTATCCGGTTATGGTTAACCAAGCAATGGACAGCATTGCGACGGCAAAAAAGACAATCCTCTTTGGCGATATGAAAAAGTTTTATGTCCGCAAAGTTGGTGCGCCTGCGCTTTATGTTGCGAGGGAAAGATTTGCCCCAGACTTTGGCATCTTAGGGTTTATCCGCTTCGACGGTGTTCTTGCGAATACTGCGGCGATCAAACACTTGGTCCAAGCCTAAGCGATAACGGTGGGGGCGTTCGTGCCCTCACTTATCCATTTTGTATTTTCTGGGAACTGGAGCGCACTGATAATTGTTACGGTTTACCCTAAACTGGGAGTTAGCACTGGCCGCAATACCTAGCAGCTCCTGTGCCCGTAGGCAGTCTGAAGGCGAATTGTACTCAGCCAAAGGCACAACTCCACCACCTGCCCATATAAAAAATAAAACAAACTTCATCGTTTTCCCCCTACATCCACTTGGAGTATTAACATGAAACTCAGATTACTGACCAGCATGGCTGGCATCGATTACTCGCACAACCAAGGTGACATAATCGAGATCAACGATCCTGATGCTGCTAAGCGTTACATCGAAAACGGAGTAGCTGAGCCAGTAGCGGAAGCGCCCGCGAAAGAAACAGCTGCCAAGAAAACCCCTGCCAAACGCAAAGCAGTTAAGGAATAAGCAATGCCGACCTTGCCATTGCAGCATCGTGTTCATCTGGTGACAGCGCCCGTGCGTCAGCCGATCAGCATCTCTGAATGCAAAGAACAGATGCGCATCGAGCATAGTGATGACGATATTTTGATTAATCGGTTTATCGATACAGCCACGCGCTTTGTTGATGTCACTGGCGCGCTGGGCAAGGCTATGATTACGCAAACATGGGGTGAATGGATTGCCCCAAATCCTACAGTTTTTTATCTGTCGCTGGGGCCAGTGCAGTCGGTTTCCGCAATTAAATATTACGATGCTGACAATTTGCTGCAGACAGATACGCTTTCAAATTACCATGTACTTGGGACGTCAGGCAGAATGCTTATTAGCCCAAAGACAGGCTTTAACTGGCCAACCACATTTCAGCGCGATGATGCGATCAAGATCGAATATGTTATTGGCTATGGTAATGCGCCGACAGATATTCCGGAAACAATACGCCATGCGCTCTTTATGCTGGTGGCGCATTATTACGAAAACCGTGAGCCGGAGCTGATCGGCACAATTAGCAAGACATTGCCATTTGGCTTTGAAGATTTAATTGGCGTTGAGCGGGCGTCCTATTATGGCTAG